TGAAATATCCACTCGCGCCAGTATCGTCCGATGCGAGAGAGTAACCTATCTTATCGCCGATAGCGTTGGCGGTATTTGCGCCAGTATTGTGTAGCAAATTAAGAACACCAGCTGAGTGAGCGATAAAGAATTTACCACTAGCATTTCCGTAGTCTTTATAATCAACGATGAATGTTCCACTCGCGCCTGTATTTCCCATTGCCTCTTGAAGTGCGTCTGCAAGCTCATGAGGATTTGAGTAAAGCTTAGTATTAACTACGGCCGCCAGAGCACCAGCACCTAAATTAAAATCTAAATACTGATCTGTAGATTCAACTCTAATAGGATCAAATCCGTATGAAGTACCTTCCATACTATAGGAAATATTTAGTGGTTCACCGACCACGGCACTTAGCTCCATAGATGCGACTTTCATGCCAGCGAATACTTCTTTTGAAGCACCGTTGCCACGAAAAATCCAATGAGTTAGTGAGGGTGGCTCATCTGCCGTTTTATAAAGAATGTTTCTGCCGCAGCTAACCCCCGATGCAGGAGCCGACCCTCTCATATTAAACAATAATGTTAAATCATTTCCTGAAGCACTTAGGACGTTATGTATCGAATAGGTGTTTGTAGAATCTTTTAAAAGTATTGCATCACCTCTCTCGTATTCACCACCTCCTCCAGCGAGCTTTAAAATAGCTCTTGTATTAATATCGCCACTTGTAGATCCAGAACCAGTTTGTTTTTGAACTACAGGCGCGTCTACTGTCGATCCAAACGAAGCTCTAAGTAGTTTGTCATAAAGAGGACGGGTGCCCTCAACTCCACTATGCCGAAAGTAATGACTATGCGAAGTCTTAGGATGTTCTAATCCTATAATTGAAGCCTTCTTATCGACGCTTGCGTTTAGCTCAGCGTTTTCTTGGCTATCGGTATCAAAGTTTACCGTAAAGCCATCTTGAAGCGATAAGATGTCCGATCCACTAGAGACATCGGCAGCTGTGCCCTCTGTGGTTTCTATCACAAGTCCTTGTAGTGATTTTCTAGTTGGTAAAGCTGTTGTCATTTAATTCTCTCCTTGATTCGATAAATCTTCAAAATACTCAATTTCAAATATTGCACGTAACATAATCTTATCGGCAGATTGCCCGATAGTTTCAAGTCCGCTATCAGTTAAATACTTGCACCAACCTATAGCATCGTCGCCAGTGCTATTAAGAGTCACGTTAGATTCCACCGATCTAACTAAAGTGCCTAAGTCTTCAAATAATTGTTTCTCGGCAGAGCGACGCTCCTCAACTGAATATGAATTACGAGCAAGATCAGCTTTAAAGATTTTTCGAGTTAAAGTAATTGTAAAAAGTCTACGCATAGTTAGCGTACAAGTCTGTCTCTGAGTATTTTCACCATCACCGAAAGCCACACCGAAAGCAGCTTCATAAGTTAGATCATCGTTGTTCTCTGGTATGTATGGATTAATTAACTCAACGTGATTAGGCAGCGCTGCTTCGATTGTTGATATCAAACTATCATAAGCAGTTGTGACGGCTCTCATCTAACGCCCATTCCTACGGTTAGATTTTGCTCACCTACATCTACAGAGGCGTTTAAATTAACGTCAAAGGTGAATCTTTTATCACCAAGATGCGATTTATAATGCTTAATATAAGTATCGACTTTACCTTTAAAGCTGTCACCTAACTGTGAATAAATAACAACTAAAGTTTGGTAAACACATGCCTTGTGAACATCCTCAAATCTTAATATCTGTCCTGGATGCATAATTAATTTTCGACCACGCAGATCTGAAATTATATTATCAGTGGCTACATAGATCTGCTCATCCCAACTTGTTTTAGTAGGTCCACCCCAAGCGGCTAGATACTCATTAATTTCTGGATCTTCTTTTATAAGATCAGCGTGCTCACAGAATTTATATCGTAGGTATTTTAAAGAACAACTAGCCCCTATATTCGAGCTAGGTTTAATTCTTAGCCAGTAAAGATCATATACACTTGATCCTGATAACGGGAAATCACTCTCATCACTTGTGTCAGAAATACAAGACCAAGAGTTATTCTTATCAGGTTGAAATTGAATGGTTCCATTTTTGCCTAGAGTAATTCCACCAGACACAGAGCCGTCTAAAATGTCTACGACGTTTTCAAATGCACTTCCGTCCCAGTATTCGATATCTAGAGAGCCAGCAGATACGTTCGCCGTTAGCATATCGACTGAGAAATTATTAAAAGGAAAGTACTGACCTATGTATAGATATTCTGAAGTCGTTAGATCACAGCTAAATCCATTGCCGTCTTGAGATGCAATAGACTTATCTGTAATTGAACCATCTTTATCAAGAAATACTCGCGTCCAGCTTTTAAGCATTTTTCCCCTCTAGGAGTGGGGCCACTGGAATCTTTGGGAAAACCAGCAGCCCCTAATGTCACTCGGTCGGCCAAAAATATAAACTAACCGAGAAAACGCCTATAATTAGTTCGCGTAACCAGCAGCATCGGAGACCATATATCCTTCAACTACAAAACGAATTTTGCCAGTTGTGAGACCGTTGGTTCCCAATTCGCATACAACAACGCCGTTAGCGGCTGTTGCATTTACACGATAATCAATTTCATGATCATTAGTATCATCCCAGAGCAATGCGCCTGCTACTTCGCCGTTACGAACAACGGAGTTAACAGCTGCATAAGCAGCTCTAAAGTCAGCCAAGAAGCCGTCGGGATCTGTTTCAGTTCCAAAGGTAACTGAACCGCCAGTAACGGTTAAAGCCGTTTCAACGATTGCAGATACTTTAGAGACTACGAAGCCTTCAGGCAATGCGTTTCCGTTAGGATCACATGCTCTGAGAGTGAAGATACCTGCTCCCGTAGCGGTCACATCGACGCTAGGATCTAAGAGGTATTCTTTTTTAAGATATTCTTTTTTTCTAAGTGCCATTTTATTTAATCCTCATTCCTTTCTTTAATTAATTAACTTCCAATTTTTACAGCGGCTTTGCCAGCTTGAAGACGTTTAACGCCAAACAAGTGACTCATAGATAAGCCAACTGCAAGATCTTGTGGAAGTGATGCTTGCATAATTTGCATATTTTGTTGAAATGCAAATGCACAAGCGCTGCTATGAAAAAATATTGGGCTTGTGTACTGAGTACTAATCAAGATCTGAAAGCCATAAGCTTTACCAATAAGACCTTGAAGTTTAACTTGCTCAGATCCACTCAACCACTTATCAGCGTCAACGAAATCAGCAAGCTCAAGCAATGCTTTTTCTTGAGCAGGATTTGCTATAAGCCACAATTGACCGTCGTCGATCTCAATTTCAGACTGTCTTAATAACTTTTTAGAGTTAGTGAAGTCTGCCTTGGTTAAAGTAGTGCCAGAAGCAAATGCTGGATTGTGGTTAGGGCTAGAAGATACGCTGCTAAGCTCAGTATAAACAGTCGCGTCCCATTTCTTCATCATAGCGCTCGCCATACGTTGAGCATAAAGAGCTTGAACATCTACAGAAGATTGAAGTTGAGCAATATTTTCGATTTCAACATAAACACCGTCATGTTGATTCAAATAAAGTTGATCAACTGTAGGATCTAATTTCTGAGCTGTTAGTTTAGTAGCAGCGACTTTAGATTCGGCGACAAAGCTTCCGTAGCGTGGAATCTTTAAAGAATCCATACCTGGTGAAACTAAAGCGCTTAAATCAGTAACGGCTCCATTAAGTTTAGGTTTTGCAATCAACTCAGCTTGCACGAAGGCTGCAATAGCCTCTAGCGCAACTGGGTCAATTACAGATTGTGTAGTAATTTGGTCCATTGTTTATTATCTCCCTGTCTCTTGTTTTTTTCTAAAGTGATCTTTTAATTGTGCTACCGACATCGACTTTAGGTCAATGTTAGGACTACCTTGCGAGCTGGTTCCGTTATGATTAGCGCCTGTTTTCCCTTTTTTAAAATAAGGGAAAGTCGCGTATTTTGTTACGAAGTCTTTTACAACTCTCTCGGCACCAATCACTAAACCAGTCTCCTCATCTATGGCTATCTGCTTTCGGTCGATAAGACCTAGAGCATCTTGCCTATAGGCATCGTCGAAGCCAAACTTATGTAGTTCGGTCATAACAGCTTCAGTCTTTTTGCTGTCCTTAATCGTTCCTTGAAGCTTTTCGTAATTCGTCTCTAGCTCGGTATTTTTTTGCAGAGTCATTTTATAGAGTTTTTCAAACTCTTTTGCCTCTGTTAGTTTTGACTCCTCGAGAGATTTTTTATCCTTCTCGAATTGCTCAAACTTTACCTTTGCTTCGCGACGTTCTTCACGTAGCTTAAAGTTATCTGCTTCGACTTGTTTTATTTTTTCTTCGAGCGCACTCAGCTTCTGGGTGTCGTCGGCTCCCTTGGAGTCTTTTCCTTCATCGGCCATTTAAATGTTCTCCTTTAATTTTTTTATTGTCAATAAGGTTCAAAGTCATTTTACTGACCTTGATCCAAGAGACCGCTTTAATTCTGCACGTAGAGTTTTTTCCATTTCCCTAAATAAGGTGACTTGTTCTTGTGCAGTTAGGGCAAAAAATGGACGACCGTTATCAGCGACATGCTCACTAACTTTCCTGTTTGTTAGTGTAGATCCATTTCTAACATTATCCTTTATCTTTAGACTAAAGCCATTTCGGCGGCCTTCGACATCAATTGAGTCAAGCATTTGACCAGTTAAGGTTAAATTAGACTTTCCAGGCTTTCCCTCGGTGCCAAGCTTGGCTAACTTGGATCTGTATTTAATATAAGGCTTGCTTAATGCCGCTAATCTTATTTTCGCAGGTTCTGGATCGTGATCATCGCTAACACCGTAGCCTGACTTTGTTCTTTTATAGATTATCTGACGGGCTAATTTACCTAAGTTTTTCATTACAGATATCTTTACGGTATCGTTTAAAGCCTTTTGAATATCCTTTAGAATCTGATCTAGACCAGTGATTTTGACTTTAAATACATCACCCATTGAAAAACTCCGTATTAA